GGTGGTTGGTTGGGTATGACGTGACTGAAGACTTGGAGATTGTCCCTAATACTCATATAAAAGCGTTGATTCATCGTGCTGCTTTTCAGACAGAGTTTCCTTTATCTGTTAATGCGGTTAAGTTTTTTTCAGACAGAGACGTGAGAAATTGGTATGGTGGTAGAGATTACTTTGTGTTTGGTACGTTGCCTTATAATTTACCTGAGAATGTGAGAGAGTTTTTGGATGAGATTTCTCTTGAGTGTAGTTACCCTCACCACCTTGGAGCAGCTAGACCGTTTTGTTATAAGTGGAGAAACTTTGTTAGTGAGTATGAGATTAAGGTTCCTTTCTCTATGGGAGAGGTAGAGAAGTATCTTTATCGTTTTAATATGGCAACTTCTATTATGGTTGCTGTGCCTTCTACTAGATATTTTTCTGGTTCTTTCAGTAAGAAGAAAATGGATATGATAGAAGAGGATGTTTTTGTTCAGATGAATTTGTACGGGGGTGAGACTCCTTATTCTAGCACGTTGAGAGTACGGTTGGGTCATGAGGTGGGTATAAGATATTTTCTACAAGGGTTGTTTTATGACATTTCATTTTCTCGTATTTTACGACTGTCTGTGAATAAGGTTGCTCTTGTTTATCCTTATCCTCAGCATGAGAAGTTTGAGGTGTTTGATGTCTGATCGTTGGAGTCTGACTTACAGGCCTAAGAAGTTTTCTGAGGTTTTGGGGCAAGAGTCTGTTATTAAATTTTTTAACTATATCCTTAAGCGTTATGCTAAAGAGGATAATACTAAAGAGTATAACAAACTTCCTGTTGGATTTCTTTTCGGGGGCAGAAGTGGTGTAGGTAAGACTACCATAGCTAGGATTGTAGGAGCTTCCCTTAATTGTAGCCACAAGACAGGCATAGAACCTTGTGGGGAGTGTTCTATGTGTCAGAGAATATTCTCAGGTCAGGGTGGTATTAGGGAAGTAGACGCTTCTTATTTTGGCTTAGTTGATAATATTAGAAAGCTTAGAGAAGAACTAAATATGTATTCTGTTATTGATTATCAGGTGGTTATTTTAGATGAAGCTCATATGATGTCTAAAGAGGCCTTTAATGTCCTGCTGAAGCTTCTTGAGGAGCCTCCTCCTGATGTTTTGTTTATATTATGTACTACGGAGGTGCATAAGGTTCTGGAGACGGTTAGAAGCAGGGTAGTGGAGTTTAAGTTTACAGCAATATCTTGGGGAGTGATAGATAAATATTTGCAGGAGCTTTTAAAGAAAGAAGAAGTGGAGTGTGATCCTAGAATTTATCACAGGTTGTACCGTTTGTCGAATGATAATTTGAGAGATGTGATAGTGTCTCTTGAGCAGTTGTCTCGTTTAGGGGATGGTAAGATAACAGAGGAAGGGGTAGCTTCTGTTTATGGTGATGTTTTTATCTTTGAAAAGGTATTAGGGGCTTTGTGGTCTGGGGATTATGGTAGTGCCGTGAGTCTGTATTCCCAATACAGCAATTACAACACGGACTTTGATAACTTTCTAAATGGATTTTTGACTATCGTTGGAGATATGTTTACTGTTTCTTTAAAATCTGGAAGTAGTAAGTCTAAACAATATGGAAAACTGTTGAAATGTATATACACTTTTATGCAGGCTACACCTAATCTTAGAGGTGAAGCTTCTGCTAAGTTGATGTTCCATGTAATTATTGATGAGTTAGGGGTGGCAGGAGCACCACAAATAGAGCAGGTGGTTGTTTCTTCTGATGAGGAAGCTTTGGCGTTTCTCAAGGGTTGACAAAAGATGTAGGTAGTATTATATTAGTTTTGATATGCCGACATATACGAGAGACCTCACTTCATACGATTCTGAACAACGCAAATCTTACGAAAGTCTTTATTCTGAGACTGTTAAATTATTCAAAGACAAGGTTGAGAGTGTGACGGTTGTTCACACTATGATGATTGATAGGTTTGTTTCTACGTATATTGATTTATTGAGTTTGGATGATGTCAAGACTGTTAGTGAAAAGAAATATAAGTTAGTCCAAGACAAGTTTCAGAGTTGGTCTAAGACTATCATGGATGCTTTACACTCATCTTCTCTTGAGGCAGAATCAAAGCGTGAGTTTTATGAGAAGGTTAAAGATATTCTCACAGAGGAAATTCCAGATGACAAGCTCCGTAAAAGAATATTTGAGAGGGTGCTTGCCGAAGCTGTGAAGAAATGAGAGAGGTAATTATGCTAAGAGAGGTTTACTGTGAAAGTACGAGCAGACGTATACTTGGGGGAAGAGAATCGAATTGATTTATCATTTTTAGAGAAGAGGGAAGCGTGGCTTCCTGGTACTGGTATTTACTTAGAGTTTATTTTGAAGGGAGTGTATGACAAGAACATTAACTTTAAGATAGAAGGGAATAAAGAAGAGGTAATGATTAGTCGTTACTCATGGAATCGTTATTTTCTTAACCTTCGTGAGAGTGGAGATGTCACGTTTCGAGTTTTGTGTGATGGGGAGGAGATAGCTAGTAAGGTTATGCATTTTAATATAATGAATATTAATGTGCCTTTGTCTGTCTCAGTCCCTAATTTGATGGCTCATCCTGTTTCAGATATTCGTTATTTTGCTAACAGGTTGTCTGAGAATATGGTTAATATGACTAGGTTTATTTTGTTCTCTCCTGGCTTCCTTGAGAAGTTAGATGAGAACATGAAGCCTTCTAGAGAGTTTTTTAAGTTCTATGAGATGATATTTTCTATTTTGACTGAGCGAGGTCTTTCTTTAGTGATAACTCCTTATGCTGATATGGTGTACTCTTTGGATTTTGTAAAGGAGCAAGGCAAAGATATTCTTTGGGAGTTTGTGGAGAGGGGTAAGAAGTTCAACATAGTGTGGGATTTCACCTCTGGGCTGAGACATAAGGAGTTAGGAGGGCTGCTTGATAGTGTGTGGAATAAGTTTAAAGAAGAAGTAGATTATGCAGTGATGCCTCATATGGTTGAGAAGATAGGAGGAGAGGGGTTTGCTTGTGTAATAGAGACGTTTGGCCCTAAAGACATTCCTTCTTATAATGATAAAGGGGTAAAGATAGCTAGGTTGCTTCGCCCCACGACTAATTACTATGCGTTACGCTCGTTTACGACTCGTTTTGTAGAGAACAATTGGGGGGTAGAGCTTGCTGTTAATGTTCCTTTTAAACAACTGAGAAGTTTTAAATATGCTTTAGGGAAGGCTATACACGAAGGTTACAGGAATGCCAAAAACAATAGCTGAGAAGGTTTTCCTTGATGAGGTTAATCGTCTTAAGAAGAAAGAGCGAGAGATAGACACTAATATTTTTGAGTTCGACCCTGTTCCTTTAGACGTGTTTGTGAGAGATAAGTATTATTTAGGCTCACCTCCTTTGTCTTCTATGCAGTTTGATGCTGTAGATGTGGCTACTCAGATATATAATAATGATACTTTGAAGGAGTTGGGTTGGAAGCGTAGAAGGTTTGTTAATGAATTAGTTTTATTGTGGGGTAAAGGGTCAGGTAAAGATTATATCTCACGTATAATTCATTTACGGGCTGCATATCTTCTGATGGCTCTGAAGAATCCGCAAGCTTATTTCTTTCATAAAGATCATCCAGTAGGCATAGAACCCTTTCATCTTCTTAACACTGCTACTACTAAGGAGCAAGCCTCTAATATTTTCTTTGCTCCTTTGCGTAAGATGGTACACAGGTCAGCGTTCTTTAGGCCTAGAGGTCAGATATTGGTGGGGCAGATTAAATTTGAGAAGGCTATTTATTTGGTGAGTGGTCATTCTGAGGCAGAAGCACAGGAAGGTATGAATTTGTTCATAGCTATTCTGGATGAGATAGCTGCGTTTAAGACTGCGGAGGAGGTAGCGGATATTGCTAGGTTAAGGTTGAGGAAGAATATTCCTCAGTCTGCTGAGGCTATCTATGATTTTGCCCATTCTTCTAGAGTTACTAGGTTTCCTAAGGCAGGTAAGGTTATTCTTTTATCGTTCCCTAGGTTTAAAGGTGACTTTATTACGACTAAATATGAGGAGGGTTTAAAGAACCCTAGAGTATATACTTCTTTTGGAGCGACTTTTGATGTCAACCCGACAAAGAAATTATCGGATTTTGAAGACGAGAGGAAAAGAAACCCTGCGAGGTATAAGTGTAGAATACTTTGTAAACCTGGGCTTGCTGAAGATGCCTTCTTCCGAAACGAAGGAGCAATTAAAAGAGCATTCTCTCTTGAGCTTGAAGACCCCATAGACCCACAGACAAAGAGACTTAGGCCTCACTTTAGATGTGAGCATAATCATTTATGTTTTGGTCACATTGACTTAGCAAAGAACAGGGATAGGGCTGCTTTGTGTGTTGTACATGCTTATGATGTTGTAGAACATGCTGTGGCTTCGGAGGATGGAGAGACAAGGATAGTAGAGTTGCCTATGATAAAGGTAGATGTGTTGGCTTATTTTGAGGCTCCCCCTAGTGGGGAGGTTAACTATAATGATATAATGGATATGGTTGTAGAGCTTTATGAGGAGAGAGGTTTTAATATAGACCTGTTAACGTTTGATGGTTATCAGTCGGTACAGATGATGCAGAGTCTTGAGGCCAGGGGTATCAGAGTTGATAACTTGTCTGTTGACAGGCAGCGAGAGCCTTATGAATCATGGCAGGATGCTATGTATGATGGCAGGTTTATTTGTCATTATAATAAGATTTTAGTTGAAGAAGAGATACCTTATTTGGTAGACTATAAAGGTAGAAAGATTGACCACCGCAAAGAAGGGTCGAAGGATGGAGCAGATTCAATAGCAGGGGCGGTGCATAATTGTGTGATAGAGGAAGGATGGGGTTCGATGGAAGTTTGGCATGGAGGTACTAATGAACAGTTCAAACAGTAAGGATGACCTTAGAGATATAAAAGTAGAGGTGACACCTCCTACTGAGTCCACTCATAAGATAAAGCTTACTGAGCCTGTGAGGAGGCTTGCTAAGGTTACAAGGGAAGGAGAGTTTGGAGCAGTTGGTAAGGTAACAGACATGATTCTGCACATTCAGAATGAAGTTTTAGATGTGCGTGACATTACTTTAGGTCAGATTATCTTCATGACAAGGAATGATGGTAATGCTCGTGGCTTGCTTAATGCTATTAAATATCCACTTAAGATGTCACGCCCTGAGGTGAAAGCTCCTGAGAAGGGAGGTAAGAAAGAGACTGAGTTTATCCGAAAGAATCTGTTGGCTCCTACTGGTGAAGGGGGTATGTCTATCCCTATGAGGACTATTGTAGCTCGTATGGCTTTGGGTGTGCGTGATGGTTATAAGATATTTGAGAAAGTTTGGAAAATGCATAAGGGTAAAATACATCTTGATAAGTTGGCTTATCGTAGTACTTTAGATACTAAGTTTAAATATGATAAACATGGAGATATTAATGGAGCGTATCAGGATTTTACTGATCTGTCTACGGGTGCATGGAAGCACGTAGATTACCCTAAAGATAAGATTGCTTACTTTGTGTTTAACTCTGAGGAGAACCCTTATAAGGGAGAGAGTGCGTTCTATGCCCCATTCTATCATTATGATAAGAAGCATAAGTTGTATGCTATTTCTCATTTGGCTTACCAGTTGAATGCTGTACCTGTCAGGGTAGGGTATCATCCTAAGTCTTTGAGAGGGTCTGATTTAACAGATTATCGTAATGCTCTTAGTGCTTTGGGCACGTCAATTGCAATCACTGTGCCTGAGTCTTGTAAGGTTGAACCTTTTGAGAGTACACGTAGCCTGACTGACTTCTTGTATCTTATTCAGCATCATGATACTGCTATGAGGATGGCTTTCTTGGCTCAGTTTATGGGGTTGGGGCAGGAAGGAGGTGGTGGTAGTTATGCTCTTTCTGCTGACCAGAGCAATTTATTTCTCATGTCATTGATGGGGTTGTTAGAGGATATAGCGGAGGTT